GATATATCGGGGAGTTTCAAGCGTGATATATCGGGGAGTTTCACGTGCGGGAGTTTAAAGCGTGACATATCTGGGAGTTTCGCGCTGGGAAGTTTAAAGCGTGACATATCTGGGAGTTTCGCGCTGGGAAGTTTAAAGCGTGATATATCTGGGAATTTCGCATTGGGAAGTTTCACGTTGGGAAGTTTCACGTTGGGAAGTTTCATGTTGGGAAGTTTCACGTTGGGAAGTTTCACGTGCGGAAGTTTCACGTGCGGAAGTTTCACGTGCTTAACACGTTTCTTCAAACCCTTCACCAGATTAACAGGTTCACTAAAGATTCTTTTGCCAATTTTAACCGGCATTTTAATGAGTTCTTTGCTCACATTTGTTAAAATATCCTCTTCTTCAGTAATAAATGTTTTACATCCTGCTGAAAGTGCCTTGCCAATCTTGTACGCACAAATGTCGGCCATAGGATCTTCTGGTCCTAATCCTATCATCTCACATCCCGCCCCCGCTGCTGCTTCTGTAGAACCACATACTATCTTGGATAACTTGCTGGATTTTTTTTTTCTCCGTGAGCGTTTTTTTCTCCGTGAGCGTTTTTTTCCCCCCCTTTTTTTTTTTCTTCGCGTTCTTCGTGTTCTCCGCGTTCTCCGCGTTCTCCGCGTTCTTCGTGTTCTTCGTGTTCTTCGTGTTCTTCGCGGTCTTCTTTTTCTTTTTCTTGTTTTATACCGGACCAATCCCATTATATTATGTACAGTAAATAATTATTGATTATTTATCCAATTCTTAAAACCAATGCTTATTGATATATCAAAAGATGATCCCAAATATTCTTTGGCTATTTCTAATACAATACACTCTTTTTCCGTTAATGTAGCAATATATTTTTCTACCAAATCCGGCATTTTTTATGAATTGTATATAATATATTTAATCAATTTTAGATAGAGATAAAACAAATAAGTTTTTCAAGTTTTTCTGTTGATTTGAGCATTATATTTGTTAGTTGTGCTTCTATTTTATATTTATTGGATGTAAGGAAAGAAAATAAGACGGCTATGTCTTTCATACAGAGTAGGTTTTTTGTTTGGGGATGTTGTATGGCAAAGAGGCAGGGTGATGGGGCGCAACACCCTTGATTACTTTGAAAGGGTGATAGTTTTTTATTTTGGATTTGTCTAATTAAGGTGTGCAATGGACCTGTAGGCATCATATTTATGATGATAATTTTTTTATAACATTCATCTATTGAATCCAGATATACTTGGGAACTAAGTTGATAAGTGGGCATTCTATAAAAATTGAAGAGTTAATAATAAATAAAAAGTATCAAAACTATGGCTAACGCAATCTACCGTTTCAAATTTTCTCCAGAATTTACTGACTGCCTTCTCGAATTTATTGGGGTTCATCGTTTTGATTCGGTGCCAGTATTTAAGGAGGCTTGGGGTATATGGTATGATGCAAATACAGAAATGATAGATCGTGAGACGGCGCGGCTTTCGAATTTGGGATATAAAGGAAATGTCAGTGATAAAATGTATAAGAGTGTTCGTTATTATTATAAGAATAAATCATTAGAGACAAAGAGTCCTAAAAAACGAAGAAAGTATATTCGTCTGGATCATATGATATTATCTATGATAGATGAACATCTTTCTGATAATCGCGAAAAACCGGCAAATTCTTACCAATCCTTCATGGAAAGAAATCGTGTAAGAGTTAAATTACTTACAGATAAACTTCTTGGTGGTAGTTTATCAGAACAAGATATTGATCTTAAACTGAAGAAAACATTTAAAAATCGTTATTTTCGATTAATGCGAAATTAATTTATCTATTCAGTTTATAATGAGTAAAGCAAATTTTGCCGAAGGCTCGTATGGATGTGTATTTTATCCCCGAATCACGTGTAAAGGTATTCAAGAGGACGAATATGATAATTATATATCTAAGATTGTTAGAAAGAATTTTTATGGTGACACGGAGATAATGATAGGTAAGCATATTCGTGAGCAATTGCCGTGGCATTGGAATAATTTTTTTGCCCCAGCAATACACAGTTGTGATATTGATATAAGTAAATTCTCAAATATAAATTTGGAGAAATGTGATATCGTTCAAAGATTTAAAAAAAGTCCTTTCATGTTGCTAAAAATTCCTTTTATTGGATATAAAAGCTATTATTCGTCATATCAAGATTATATAGTCCAAAATATTAATCCTCGGGAGATTGTATTAAATTTAATTGCTGGATATAAGCATTTGTTACAGGCGTTAATTGAGTTACAAAAAGACACTGTAAAAGTATGTCATTTTGACTTAAATGAGACAAATATATTATTTTCGCAAAATCAAACAGTTCCTATTATTATTGATTTTAATCTGTCATTCACGCCATCGCGCGTGACGAATCATTTAAAAGACTATTTTTATATCTATGCACCTGAATACTCAACGTGGGCATTAGAAATACATTATATTAATTTTATTCTGTATGAGAATGATACGCCATCGCACCGAGAGATAAAAGAAATTGCTCATAAGTATGTTAACTATAATCGTTCATTGCAAATAAATTTTTCTAAAGAATTTTTAAAAAATTATGAGGAGATATGTGTAGATGTATTGGAAGAATATCGCAATGGTGTTTTTGAAATTATAGATATCATCAATAAATGTTGGAAAACCTGGGACAATTATTCATTAAGTATTATGTATCTTCGAATTATTTACTATCTTAATATTAATTTTAAAAATAATATCCCTGTGAAATCCTTTATATCTAATTCTTTTACGGTGGACTTTACGAAATTGTTGTTGCGAAATATTCATCCAAATCCAAGATTTCGTTATGATGTGACATCTACTAAAAATAAATTTACCGATTTTTTTTATGATGAAAATATTAATAATATATCGAATTTTCAACAAATATTAACCCAATTTGAGTCTGGTAAAAATAATTTAGAACAAATAGTATCTGAAGATAAATATCAAATGCAGAAACTATTAAAAAAAATTGGTATTTCCCGTACAAAGGGGAGGTCTTAACGCCGGCGGCGGCGGCGTGTCTTCCGGCGTGTCTTCCGGCGTGTCTTCCGGCGCTTTTTGCGGCGCTTTTTGCGGCGTGTCTTCTGGCGTGTCTTCCGGCGCCTTTTGCGGCGGGGCTTCGCCGAGACAGCGCCAGTAACAGATGACCCTTTTTTGTATGTTTTAGACGCGGCTTTCAATACATCACGTAGGGCGACATTAGGCATTTCTGCCATAGTTTTAGCGACATGCTGCATCCACGCGCTTTTCTTTCTTTTTCCTCCTTTTTGCATTATACTATAATGGTAGAAAATAAATTGATATTGGTTAAATGTCTGAGAAGATAAGTATAAAAGAATGCCTCTAACGCGTTTCCTATATATGGGCGATGAAGTGATTCTCACTTTTATGGAATCGGTTATTAAACGCGAAGATCTTGAAGCTTGTTATTTCTGGATTTCCGAATATTATTTTAGTGGTTTCAAATCAAAGACGTGGGAGATTCTATGGAAGATATTCTATGATTTTTATGCTATTAAATATCCTAAACTTGAGAAATATATATTGGGTGAATTTATTAAGTGGAAAAAAAATAAGCAGATTTCTTATATCTTAGATATTACCCTACAGTTCTTTCTTCGCAAAGCATGCCCAGATGTATTTATTGCGCGTCATGTCGTTCCGGAAAATAGGAAATCGCGAGGACGTCCGCCTAAATGGTTATCAATGTTTTCGGCGGAACATAAACATATTCTTTTGGCAATTCACACAAAATGCATCCCCAGTATATTATTTCATATGAATAAGATAACGTTTGAAGATATGTACACATTTATATGTCGGTATTTCAATATAGTGAAAAAAATGGATTTACAAGAAGGATATATTAAAACGCTCCCTTATTCAAACAAAAAACACGTTCTATTGGCGCTTTGCCTATACCTTCATCTTCCTGAATCACTTATTATTATTGATAATGTTGATGCCGTTGTATCTGGTGAAGATATCGCTTGGGTAACAGAACTCAATAAAACGACCATCTCCCCTCTTTATAAAACACTTCCTCATAAACGACTGTATCCCATTTCGAAAACTATTGGATGTTTCACACTTCAACGCTTTGATACACGATGCCCATCCGTTAAACGGCTATTGGGATTTCATTGGGAATATTTTGCATCATTTTCACCCTTATGGAAAAAACGATTTAAGCAATACCACGCAAAACGCTCAAAAGAAGGATTCGAGATGATTTTTGAAAATGATGACTATCTTGAGGATTTTGGAGAACTATATAATTATGAACCTGATGAACAAAGCAATGAAACACAGGATAAAAGTATTACGAGCATTGAAAAACGAAGCCCAAGTGAATGGATCAAAGAAGTATTTGGAATTACATATGATCGTGTGGATCCCCTGCGCCCTTAAAATTGATTATAATTTTTTATCATCATCAATTATAAACCATGGTTAAAAACAAAAAGGGTGGACGAAGTCATAAGAAAATGTCGAGCAAAGACAGTAAAGTATCACAAACGACTGGTAAATTGGTATTGCCGCGTGTTGAAGGTGAGCTTATTGCGGCAGTAACGCAGCAATATGGGCACGGAAATATAAACGTGATGTGTAATGATGGAATGGAAAGATTATGTGTAATACGAAAAAAATTTCGTGGTAGACATAAGCGGGATAATCAGATTATATTAAATTCCTTGATTATGGTTGGTGTTCGTGATTATGAAGTGGTAGCTGTTGGAAAAAAACCAAAATGTGATTTGTTGTATGTTTATTCAGAGAGTCAAAAGAAGCAGCTTAAACAAGGGGGTCATATTCACGCGTGCTTATTGTCACAAGACAAGGAAGTAGATACAGGTGGGTTTGATATGACAGGTCTGGTAGGCGATGCTACGGAAGACGTAGAAGCTGTGAAGGAAGTTAATTTTGATGATATTTAATCTTGATATTGTAAACTGGCAATAATCGCTCGTTGGATTGCCTCGTCCTCTTCTTCATCAATGCTATTATTAATCATATCTAATACCATTTGACGCATATTTCGTAGGCGAGGAATGATAGGCATAGCTCCACGGGCACTAAAGGGATATGTTGTTCGTGGCGTTATTTCTTCTTCTTTCTCCTTTACTTCATTTGATGCAAGTTTATAACGACAGACCGGACATTCAGCTTTTTTATTTGTTATCCAATTAGTAATGGCTTCTTTTTTGAATTGATGCTTACACGGCAGAATAGCTATATCATCTCCTTCCTTTAAGATGTCGCGTGTAATGGTACACATTACCGTTTCTGTTGAGGTTTTCTTATATTTCTTGAATATAATTTCTTTCATACCCTGCTCGGAAATGATCTGTTTGTATCTGTTTTTTTCTTGGAAACTTCGCTCCATTATTGAAGTGAGTCCATTTATTTGGGAAGGCGTTTCAACGGTGTCCGGAGAAATATGTAAATAATTGTATGAATTTGCGGTGATGCTATTAATGGGGGTATTTACTGTATAGGGCGGGTGAACATATGAAATATTATGAGAAAATTGTTCAAATATATCAGAGAAAAAAGCTCGTGTCAGAGGCGATGTAGGGGGTGCCATGGACAATAGATCAGGCAGATCGTCGGGTATAGTATTCTCACTTATATCCATCTCAATTATGTATATAATTATGTTTATTATATTTTACTAATTATTTTATTATATAAAATACGATATCGCCTACTATTCAGATATTTATGTATTATTTTCCAAGATTTATGTTCATTTATTCTGCTACCTATGGTGGGAGAGGATGATGATAATTCTAAGAGTTTAAACATTTTATCAACTCCGCCGGATAATAAAATTGTATCTGAAGCGTAAATAGGAACTGGAAAACCGGATGTTTTGCGCATATTCCAAAATATTAGTTTGGGTGAGGTTTTGAATCCATTTTTTACAAATATCTTTTTTATATTATTATATAAGGTATCATTGGAATATTTAAAAAATGTGTCAATCTGCATATCAGAAAAGATACATAGGCGCATATTCTTTATTGCATCTTTGCAATCATTTTTTGTAAGCGCTTCGATTAATATATCTAATACTGCCTTTAAATTACTATTTAATCCACGCGATACCGATAATATCATATTTACCTTATCCACAAAAGTCATATCATTATTAAATTTAAGCCACACAGGATTGGCAGAAAAAACAAATAATCTATTTTTGAATGCACCCTTCGATAATTCAGAAGCGCGTATTCCTAAAGCGATGGCTTTATACAAAGGGGTGCGGTTGTCCCTTTCCATAGATGAAGATACATCTACTATAGCAACAATATTTTCCAGAAAATTACATTTTTTTTTATTAGCATTCCATAAACTGTTAATAATATCTTTATCGAGGTTTGTTTTGCATGATTGTGCGCCTTTCACTAATGTTTTGAGTGCAACAGTTGAATATTTGGGGGGATTATTTTCTATGTGGTATTGAATATATCCTGCGCAAATATGACGGTCCATTGTATTTTTTCGTACTTTATTCTCGCTTGTTTTATTTTGTAATGCTTGTTTATATTTATAAAGTGCGTTTGATGGTATCATTGCGGGAAAAATTGTCCCCCAATTTCCATTGCACATAATGGTTTCGAGGGTCATAAGATATCTGTTTATTTTTGATAAATTTTTTCGTAAAACCATTTTTGCTTTTCGGAGTGCATTACGGTTTGCTTCAGGATTTTTTGCGCTTTTGATGAATTCTGGGTGCATGCCCAATGCTAATTTTATATATAGCCAACGGTATTGGCGACTTTTTTCACGAGGTGCCCATTTTCCGGCAAGAGAGATATATACATTGGTTTGCATTCTTTTAATATCGTGTTTTAATTGAACAATCATAAGATTGTAGGCATAATCAATTAATGGGTGATCTTGATTGTTGGTTTTTTTTTTAATATATAAACATAATTTTTTGATATCTTTCCATGACCCATACTTCTCTCCTTGAACAAATTGTTCGAGGGCGAAAAATGCAAGTTCTGGATCATAAAG